AGTGTTCGGTTTCCCTGCTTTTAACTTCCGGTGGGGCGGGGGATAGGTCAAAAATCCCAGCGCTGGCGGCCTGTTATTCAATCAGCAGCGTGAAAACGTAAAATCGCGACTGCTTTCTAAAAATCCGCGTGACCCGCTCCCCTAAAATCTGCGCTTTTCTCCGTAGATCCGGAGATGGATTGGCCAGGCTCCGGGCTTCCCGTCGCCGCGGTTTCCGGCACGGTTTCACTGCGCTGGCCCAGACGTTTCATGATCCAGCGCTCCCGGTCGCTGACGTCCCAGGCGATCCGCGATTCGCCGTTCACGATCACTGATTGTCCACACTGTCCGCACCCCCCCCCGCTATTGCAAGGGCTTGCCGTTCTGCCTCTGCTCTCACCTTTGCCGCCTCTTCTGAAAGCAGATACCCGCCGCCAAAGATCGCTTTTCCGACTGCCTTCATGCTGTCCAGCGCGCTGATCCTCACGCAGTCATCCTTGTGCAGTCTGTAGGCTATCCCGTGTTTGCTCCACCGCTGAAGGATCGCCGCCGTGATCACGCAGTCCGGAAACTCATACTTCGGCAGTTGGTTCTTCTTTGCCTTGCAGTTCTTGTTGTTCTCTTCTTCAATCAGACGGTACAGATCCGGCGCTGTCCTGGCTCTGCAGGTATCCAGGTTCGTTACGAAGCTGGTGCTGACCTCTGCGCCGTTCTCGTAGGTAATGTTTGAACCTGTGCAGATATAGGTCACATCCGCGTACCGCGCGGAAAAGATTGTCAGCGCAGGACCGAACAGGAAGAACCGGATCCCTTTTGACACGTACCACGTTATGATCTCAGCCAGGATTGAAAACGGCGGATTGTCCACCACTGTGCAGCCTTCCGGGTATTCCCTGTCCTGATAGCTTTCCCCAGGATAAAAGGGCCGGACGAATCCGGCCCTGTCCAGGTTGTACTCTGTGGCCACCCATCCGGCGACCGCATCGTATATGTTTTGTGGCGTGTAGCAATCGTCTGTTGTTTTCTTCGGCTTGAACTTATCAGCGAACTCCTGGTAGGCCTTCTCGTTCCCGGCCTTCTCCAGGGCCAGCACTTCGTCCATGCCGATCTGCATCTGGATCATGCCTGATTCCTCGGAAGCTGCTGCACGGCTGCCTCGATGCAAATGCTGGCCATCTCGTTCTCGCCCGCACCGAATGGTACATCATCCACCAGCGCAGCCTGTTCCACAAACCGCATGGCTGTTTCCTTCCGCGTCTGGTCGTCCCGCTGGATCTGACCATTCTTGACCAGCTGCTCCACGGCCAGCACCGCCGCCCGGCTGTACTCGTAGATCCTCGCAAACAGCCCGCTGCCGATCGTCTCCGGCATGTTCCGGACCGTATCCGCGATCTGCTCCACGGTGTCTGTCCGGATTACCTTTTTCACAACCAGAATCACCATCATCAGCGCGGCCACCGCGGCCACAATCAGGGCTATAATCGTCATTGTGTTGTTATCCATTTCTCTGTTCCTCCTATCCCACAGAACCGTCGTTTTCGTCGTCTTCCGTGTCGTTGTCTATGCTGCGCCTTTCGGCCAGCTTCATTGCCACCTTTTCCACGGCGCTGTTTCCGGTGTAGGTGCCCATGTTCACCATCATCACCGCGTCCACCCCGGACGTCAGGTCTACCAGCGCAGCCTGCGCTTCCGGCCTGAATGTCACCATGATCGCCGTCATCAGCCGGTACACCATCCAGAACACGGTCACGCGCCAGGCCATCCGCTTGCTGTATTGAATATATGGCCGCCTTGCCCGTTTCCTGCGCCGTTTTCGGGTTGCCACCCGGCTCACCTCTCGATCAGATAGTTTGTGATCTCCTGCTGGCTGGCGATCAGCTTATCCTTGCTGTTTCCGTTAATCTCATGGCTCAGCATCGCCAGCAGCCCGCGGCAGATCACCCGGTTTCCTGTTTCCAGTTCAATCAACCTTTTGTTGTCCCGGTTCAGTTTCTCATCCACATCCCGGCGCCACTCTTCCAGGTCGTCGTGGGGCTTTTTCCAGCCTTTTATAGTTTTGATGAAGTTTCCCAGCAGAACCACAAACGCCAGCACGGCGACCAGCACGATCACCGCGTCCCGGATCTGCTCTAATGTCAGATTTTCCACTGTCATCACCCCCTGCCGACTTTCGCCGCTGCGGCTTCCACCAGCTTATCCAGGAACGGCAGCGCAGCGCTGATCTCGCCAGCGGTAAACGTCAGCGTGATCTTCGCGTCGTCGTTGGTGCCGTCGTAGACCTCGCCGGCCTCATCCGTCTTCAGGTACTCCGACATCATCCATCCAGTCTGTCCCATCACTTCCACCCGGCTCCAGGCACCCTTTGTTTCCAGCACTTCGGCCGGCGTTCCGTCCGGGACCTTCATGATCCGTCCGCTGTCCTTGCTGGCCTTTTCTCGCAAGTTCACTGTCTCCCCGTTCGGTCCCGCAACGATTGCTCTCATACTGCTCTTTTCCTCCTCTTTTCCGTTTTCTGCTGGCGCGCTGTGTTCCAGCAGCCAGTTGATACTTTTCCCATAATCCATCCGGATCCACAGCCCCACCTTATTCCACCCGCCGCCGCGGATGGTTTTGTCGTGAAACTCACTTTCCGCGACGCACTGCCGCGTGCTGCTGCTGTGAATCGCACCCTTCCCGCGGCCGGTTTTGATCCCGATATGGGACGCGTTCCCCAGGCCGTCAAAGTATCCTCTGGCCTCCTCGCCGCCGTCGTAGGCATGGATGAACAGAAACGCGCCGTTCGGTACGCTGCCGAAGATCTTCACGCACTCCTCCGGCGTCCCGGTCCAGGTCATTTCCCGCCACCAGGCATTGGCCCCTTTCAGATCTTTCCGGCACCCAACGGACGCCAGGCACGCTTCCACAAACGCCTGGCAATCCATCTCCGTGTAGCTCCGCCCCAGGAACTGATCACCGGCCAGGCTCAGCGCTTCCGCGCTATACTTCGTCATGCCGATCACGCCGCCTTTCCGCCCGTTTGTGCCGCAAAAGCGGCACACCTGCGCCGATAATGGCCCATAACGTGATGAACAGCCACGCACCGCCGAAAATCAGCCCGCAAACCTGCCAGAAATTCATACTTCAATCTCCTCGGCCATACTCAGCCAGCTGTAATAGCTTTCCCGGATATGCCTTTCCAGATCGCCGCCCCATTGCGGGTCGTTGGGATCGATCCCGCGCACGGCCCAGGTAAAAACGCTGATTTCAACCCGTCCGCTGCTCAGAAAGAAGGGCACCGTCTTTCCCGGCGTCAGCCAGATGTCCACCAGCCCATCTGCCCGCTTTTCAATCGAATAAAACAAGCCGCACCATCACGCCTCCGGATCGTCGTAAGGTTCCCCTGTGATTTCCTCAAATTCCGCGGCGGCAATCCAGCCCTTGCCAACGGCGTTCCGCACCATCTGCAGGTTCCACAGGCCGGTCTCCCAGTATCTCTTCACTTTCGCAAATTTCGGGCTGTGCATGTCCTTATTCCTCCTCTTCTTCCGTTGGAATCTCGATATCGGCCATCATGGCGATATAGTCAATATTGGCCGCGTTGGCCTCACCCTGCAGATAAACGCCCCACTGACTTTTCTGCACCTTCATCTCCTGCCATTCCCAGTGTTCCGGCACGGTCTGGCCGTCGGCTGTCCGCGCGGCCACCAGCCGGAAGTCCTTCCGCACATAGTTCCATTTTTTGCTGCTCGTGGTATCCACGTCCATCGGCCGGACGCTGCTGTCGTTCCCGTTTTCGTACCATGTTCCCATTTTTCTTTTCCCTCCTGTTCATTGCTCTCGCGTGTGCGCTCTCCCGGCGCTTCAGCTGCTGAAAATTCACGAACGGCTTTACCCGCCGCTTGTACATCCCATAGGTGTCCGTGCTGTTGATCCATCCCAGATAGCTCAGCATCTGCCGGCAGTCGTACACCGTTTTCGGTCGTTTCCGGCTCATTCGCCTCGCCTTCCGGCACATCCTGATCATCAGGGCCCTCCGCAGGATCGTCTTATCCCGGAAAAACCGGAATCCCATGAAATCCAGGTCTCTGCCGATCCGCGTCCCGTCCTTCCGGATATAGTCAAACCGGAACACCTGCCAGTTTCCTTTCATCTCCAGGCCCAGCTGCTCCCGCAGGTATCCCGCGATCTCCCGCCGCATCTGGTGCAGCTCACGCTTGTTTCCTCCGAAGATCACCATATCGTCCATATACCGCGCGTAATATTTCGCCCGCAGCGTTTCCTTGATGTAGTGATCCAGCCCGGTCAGATACCAGTTGGCGAACCACTGGCTGGTATAGAATCCGATCGGTATCCCCCGGTCGCCCGGCCCGGCGTTCACGATCTCATACACCACCCGCAGAAACCGCTCGTCATGGATCACTCTCGCCAGCCTGGCTTTCAGGATATCGTGCGGCACGCTGTCGAAGTATTTCCGGATATCAATCTTCAGGCAGTATTTCACGTCCCGCCCGCCGGTCCGGATCCATCGTTCGATCCGTTGCTTTCCCAGGTGCGCCCCGCGGCCCGGCACGCTGCCGTAGCTATGTTCGTACATGCCTTTCAGGAAGATCGGCCGCAGCACATTGATCACCATGTGGTGAACGATCTGCTCCCGCATACTGGGCACCACGATGTAGCGCTGTTTCCGCCGGATCCCGTCATAGATCAGCACCGGCCTGTGCGTCTCGCTGCGGAAGTGTTCCGCGTAGTGCATCATCCGCTCCCGGTTCTCCTCCGCATGATCCCGGTACCATCTGGCCCGTCTGTTTTTCTTCTTCTTGCCGCCCTTGTGCCTTGTGGCGTTCTTCACTGCTTCCAGGTAGTTCTCTTCTGACAGATATTTTTCATACAGGTGATTATAGCTTTTCATGTTTCTGTTTTTTCGCCCCTTCTTATTCCCTCGTCCACGTTCGACAAGCTACTGGCAGACGCTTTCATCGGGTTGATTTTCGCCATGGGGCGCGGAAGTCGGAGGGCATTTCATAACCGTTGTGGTCTGGAATAAGATGGCGCGGCCGCGATGTTCCAGTTCGCATTCGACGAGGTGTTGTTCAGGTTCAGGTACCACGCGCCGCAGTACGAACTGTTGTCCGCGTTGCCGCCGTGATAGGCGTCGCGCTCCGAATCCCGTTTTGCTCTGTATCGGTAGGCTAAGGGGAGAAGATTCTCCCCTTAGAACCCCTCTCATGAAAGCGGTTTACAAGAAGGCGCGGCCGCGACGTACCAGTACGCATGCGACGAGGTGCTGCCCAGGTCCAGGCACCACGCGCCGCAGGCCGAACCGTCGACCGCGCTGCCGCCGTGAGAGGCGTAGTCTACCTGGCCGTTATTCGCCCAGAAATAGTCTCTGTAATAGTACGCGGCCCCGGCGCCCATCTCGTAGGGCGCGTAGGCGTACCGGCTGAACATCTGCGCCTTCTGCTGCCCGCTGGCGGGAATCACGCTGCCCTGCAGGTATCCGGCATAATCCCCGCTGCTGGTGCTGACCACATAGTCCGACGCGTTGCTGCCGTCGCTTTTGTCTCTTGTCAGCTTGTACCGCATCACGCCGTTGTCGTTCACCAGCCCGCCGAACCGCCGCCACAGGTTGCCCCACCAGTTCTCCATGCCGAAGATCTTCACCACCTTCGTGGTGTCGCTGTCGTAGCCGTAGAACAGCCCCAGCGCGTCCCCGGTGCCGGTGTTCAGCACGCCCTCCTGTCCCGGTGTCGTGCAGCCCTGGCCAAATGCCGTCTGGCTGTCCAGGCTCTTGCTCATCAGCGTCAGCAGCAGATTGATCAGGATCACATCCGCAAAGACTTCCGTGTCCCAGATCGCGTTGCTGTGGTTATTCCGGCAGTACGTGCGCTCCGTGCCGGCGTTCAAGCTGGCGGTTGGCGTCTTTCCGCTGATGCTCCGCATCCGGTCGCTGCCATCCTTCCAGCCGTTGTAGATCGGCGTGTAGAAATGATCCACCATCGCGCCCTGGCTGTTAATGAATGACCAGCATCGGAAGTCCTGATCCGCCTGATAATCCGCGATATAGACCGTCGCTCCCCGCGGATCCGCGTCCGGTACAATCTTGTACCAGATTTTCTTGCCGTTCTGGCCCCATTCCATCATGGCGTTTCCGCCGTAGCTGTCTGTGGCCACGTCGCTGGCGGTGCTGCCGCCGTACTTTTTCGTATAATCGTTCGGGTCCAGGTAATAGTCCACCGTGCCGTCATATTTCAGCATACACGGCCGCGGCATGAAAAACGCGTTGCCCCAGCTGCCGTAGTCGAACCGGCTGTGGGCATAATCCATGTGCGCCGGCGTCATTCCAACCGCGTCTCCCACATAGGTCACCGCGTCCTCCGGATCGCTCTCCGTCGGGTCGATGTGAAACCCGAAAATCGTCCCGGCCTTCGGCGTCTGGATCGCGTCCTTGATCCCCTCCAGCGCCGCCGCCAGCGCCACCCCGTCGTCATGGGTCATCGGATAGAAAGGTGTAGTTGGTACGCTCATTTTGCTCTTCCTCCTCATCAGGGCTTCACATAAAGCCCGTTATTGTACCAGGTCAGCCCCAGGCTGTTCAGCACTGTCTCAATCTCCCCGGCCACATACCCGCTCACATAGCCGGGCACGCCGATGTTCTCCCGGGCCTGGGCTTTCTGGTCGCTGTTGAACGACTGCGCCCGCACAGTGACCACATCCCGCCGCAGCTTATCCTTCAGGTTTTGTCCGTAAAGGATCTCCGCGTAAACCGCCACCGCCGTCCCCGCGAACCATTCCAGCCCGTGGTCGTTGCAGCCGTAGGCGTTCCCGGCGCTGATCTCCGTCGCCACCGGCGATTCCAGCACGCTGTAGATGTAGTTCTCGTCGTATTCATACGCGCGCCCGCTGGCTTTCGCCTCTGCCAGATTCTCCGCGGTATAGGCCACCCGGCCGATCCGCCGGATCGCCTGCATCTGGTTATAGTCCACCTCGTCGCGAACCTCTCCGACCTTGCACAGCCCGTAGGGGAAGGACGTCATGACCGCGCTCAGGCTGACCCCGCCTTCACTGTAGGCGGCCCAGCTGCCCTCGTGGCCGTCACCCCAGTCGCTCCACACCGGATAGATACAGGTGTCCGTTCCGTTCCCGCCGGTCACGATGATGTAGCCGTCCCCGGTGATGCTGAACTTCCCGTTCGCGTCCGGCGTGATGGAGACCGTCGTGCCCGTGGGCGTCTCCGCGAAGGCGATGCTGGTATAGGTTCCGTCGATCCTGTAGCCATGGCTGTTGGAATACTTCACCACCCGGGCGTACCCCAGCGTGTGGTTGTACAGGTTCCACCCCGTGGCCACCAGGCCCGTCGGCTGCGCCGGCGTGATCGTGCCCCGGACCTCTTTCACGTAGACCACCTTGATCTGGTCTCCGGCGATCGGCTCGTTGCTGACCGTGATCCCGTACAGCGCCGGCGAAGCGCTCCATTCCGTCGTATAGGTCAGCACGATGGTCGTGCTGGCTGGCACATAGGCCACGAAGGTGTCCCGGTCCACGGTGGCCGTAATCGCCGGCGGCGCCGTCCGCGGCCCGGCGGTGATGCTGACCGTGGCGTTGTTTTCTCCGTCCCACACAATCGTGATCACATCCCCGTTTACCGGCGTGTTGCTGATCGTCAGGCCGTAATCCGTCGGATCGTGGCTCCAGGCTTCCCCGTCGTAGCTCAGCGTGTAGGTACCCGCCTCTTCCACATAGGCCTCGAAGGTGGCCTCGTCAATCGTGGCCGTGATCGCCGGCGGCGTCTGCCGCGGAATCGGGATCACCGTCAGCGCGATATCCTCCTCCACATAGCCCGTATGTACCCGGTTGCCCATCAGCTTCAGAATCCAGGCGTTCACCCCGCTGATCCCCAGGTCGCCGCCCGTGGTCCGGGCAATGAAGGATCCGTCCACCTGCTCCATCTCGTCCGTGTACAGGTTGTCCGCGTAGGGCACCCGGATCAGCGTCACGTTCCCGTTGTCGTCCGGCTCGTGTTCATTGACGCGCTTGACCGTTTCGCCCTCCAGGGTGTCCACATGGGCCTTGATACTCTCGTTGCTGCCCGCCTGGTATTTGATCTGCGCAGCGGTCTTCTCATCCAGCCCGGCCACCGTCCCGGCGAGCGCTTCCAACCCGCCGGCCAGCGCGTCGATATTTTCCTTCACGCTGCTGTTGTCCAGCGCGCTCATGCTGATCTGGTCCGCCGTCCGGGTGCTGCCGTTCTGCAGCGCCTGGGCGATGCTGGGCGCCCCGGCTTCGCTGCTGGCCGGAATATTCTCTGCGGTTTTCCCGTCCACCGCCTCGATCCGGTCCTTGACCGTTGTCGGATCCGTGTCGCTCATTCTCGTGTCTTCCGCCGTTACCAGGATCAGCCCCTGGTTGTCAGCGCTCTGGCCGTTCACCTTGATGGACGTCTGGATCTCGCTCTTGTCCGCTTTCAGCGCCAGGGCGTCCCCGACCGCTTTCGCGTCCGCGGCTTCCCCTGAATTGGTCAGCGTGGCGTCAATCGGTACTGTAATAACCTCCGCGTCATCGACTTCCATTTCGACCTCTTCGTTCAGGTCGTTGTTGTTCTCATTGTCCGCCATGCCTATACCTCCCCGTAAATGTCATTGATATCCAGCGTACTCTGCCGCACGGTGCGCACCACCGCGCCCTCAACCATCCGCGGCGTTCCTGTCGCCAGCGCGTTCACGCACCGGGCCGTCGGCGCTGTCCCGTTCCACACCGGGTCAATCACGCATCGGACCTCCACCGCGTACTGCCCGTTGTCCCATTTGTCCGTGTCGTCGTTGTGAAACTCAACCAGCACCCGACCGTCTCCCAGATCCCACTGGTCGTCCAACCGGTAAAACCGCTGCATCACGATCTCACCCATCCCGTTCCGGATCGTGAGCATCATCCGGTCGTCCTCAGTCCATGCCTCGCCGCTTTTCCGCTCAGCGTGTACCTTGAAGCTGCCCGTGTCTCCCCGGTGCATCGTGATGTTCATCGTCTCCAGGTCTACATGAAACATGTCTTTCCCCGCCTCCTCACCCGGCCCGTCAGGCCTTACGCATTGTTTGTCTCCTCCGGCGATGCCGCCGCTGCTGCCGGTTCATCGGGAAAGGGCGCAGGCGCTGCCGGCCCGGCCTCCTCTGTTCCCGCGATCTGCGGCGCGGCCTGCGCTTTTTCCGCTTCCAGCCGCTGCCGGCGCAGATCGTCCCGCACCTGCATCAGCGTGTTATAGATCCCCGTCATGTGGTTGGCGTTGTTGTACGTCATCGGCATTTCCAGCAATGCCAGCGTATTGATCACCGCCTGCAGTTTCATCTCGTTCTGGTCATTCATTTTCCTGTCCTCCTTATGATGCTGATGGTGTTCTGAAATAGTAACGTTTTGTGCTGTTTCCGTCCGTGACGCTGATCGCGTAATACCTGCCGGCCTCCAGGATCTCACTGTCAAACATCAGCGGCGGAAGATCGCTGATCCCCATGGCTCGTTTCATGGCTGCCGGGCTGGCATATGGCCCGAACTTGTACCGGTTGATCGTGCCTGCGCTCTTCGTCTGGATCGCGTAGTATTTCCCGTCTACACTGATGATTCCCCGCATCCCCGGATCAATGTTGTTCATGCCGTCAATCATTGTGTAGGGCGTATAGGAAGGAGTGCTGTTTTTGTTCTCGATGATCATCATGGCCACGGTCGCCTCCGGAACCGAACATTCCGCGCTCCCGTTGATCTGGCCGTTGCTGTCGCACATGATCACCTTCCGGTCGCTGCTCCGCCATTGCAGCCAGTATATCCAGTCGTTGTTCAGCCCCGTCGAATCGTCTCCGACCGTACAATGGATCTTCGTCTGTCTGTTTTCAACGTCATAAACGAACGCCGGAGAAACCTCTATCGCCGGAGATCCGCTGATCTGATACCCGTCCGCATTGGCCACGCCCACGGTATTGTTAAAAACGCTCAGGCTGATCTTGTATTTCTGGTTGCCGATGTTCGTCCCGATCCAGTTATCCGTTCCGTCCCAGCTCCACGCCGGAAGTGCCAGCGCCTGTGCGCTCTGGTAGCCATTTGTATATGCCGGATTCGCTTTCCGTGCCACAACCTGATTGGCTGCGTTCCTGGCATATACATACGTATCATCAACGCCCAGTGTGAATGTGTAGCTGCTCGCCGTGTTGTAGTTGCTCGCCGGTACGCCGATCACGAATGAATCACTGGCTGTCGATTCTCCCGGAGGATCCACATATCCCCGCGCCAGATCCCACCCGTCGTGCATTCCGTTCGTATGGGCTGTGTCCTCGTCCGCCGGATTGCTCACCCGCGCCCTGATCGTCCCGTCCGGATCTGTTATCCACGCGGCAGCCTTGTTGATGTGCAGCTTCGCCTTGGAGGAATTAGTCGCGCTGTGCGGGCTGGCAGCCGTAACGGTGTATGTCGCTTCGTCGCCTGTGTTGTCTCCGCTCCATGCCCCGCTCAGTGTACACGTCCCGTAGCTGTTCCCCAGTCTGGCCCGGATTGTTCCATCCGGATCCGTGATCCATGCCGCGCTGGCATTGATGTGCAGTTTCGCCTTGGATGCGTTTGTGTTTCCGTGAGGCGATTCTGTGACGGTGTATGTTGCTTCGTCGCCCGTGTTATCTCCGCTCCATGCCCCGCTCAACGATACTGAAACATTGGCCTTCTGTGCCACCACATGATTCAGGGCGTTTTTGACATATGCGTAATCTTTATCCAGATCCAGCGTGAAGTCATAAGTTGAAGAACCGCCATAGTTGGCCGCAGGAATCCCGATGGAAAACGCCGCGCTGGTTGTCTGCTCCGTCGCCGGTACAACCTCGCCCCGCGCCAGATCCCATCCGTCCTGTGTTCCTTCGTTGTATGCTGCTGTCGGATCGACCGGGTTTTCCACTCTGGCCCGGATTGTTCCGTCCGGATCCTGCACCCATGCCGCATACTGGTTGATTTTCAGTTTCAGCGTTGAGGAATTTGTCGCGCTGTGCGGGCTGGCTGCCGTGACGGTGTATGTCGCTTCGTCGCCTGTATTATCTCCGCTCCATGCCCCGCCCAGAGTACACGTTCCGTAGCTGTTCCCCAGCCTGGCCCGGATCGTTCCGCCCGGATCCGTGATCCATGCCGCATTCTGGTTGATATGCAGTTTCGCCTTGGATGAATTGGTCGCGCTGTGCGGGCTGGCAGCCGTAACGGTGTATGTCGCTTCGTCGCCTGTGTTATCTCCGCTCCATGCCCCGCTCAGTGTACACGTCCCGTAGCTGTTCCCCAGTCTGGCCCGGATCGTTCCATCCGGATCCGTGATCCATGCCGCGCTGGCATTGATGTGCAGTTTCGCTTTTGAGGAATTTGTCGCGCTGTGAGGACTTGCCGCCGTGACGGTGTATGTCGCCTCATCGCCCTGATTGTCTCCGCTCCATGCTCCGCTCAGTGTGCAAGTGCCGTATGCGTTTCCCAGTCTTGCCCGGATCGTTCCATCAGGATCCGTTATCCATGCCGCGTTCTGATTGATATTCAGCTTCGCCTTTGATGAGTTTGATGCTGTATGCGGGCTGGCCGCCGTGACAGTGTATATTGCTTCGTCGCCCTGATTGTCTCCACTCCATGCTCCGCTCAGTGTACACGTGCCATATGGATTATCCAGCCGCGCCCGGATTGTCCCGTTCGGATCATTGACCCATGCCGCATTTTTGTTCAGTTTCAACTGCACACTGGACGAAATGGAAACCCCCTGCGGTGATGCGCCGACCGTATATGTCGCGGTATCTCCTGTGTTGTCGCCACTCCACGCTCCGCTCAGTGTAGTGGCCCGGCTAAAATTTCCAACATCTGTCCAGCTTGCATGTGAGTTGATTGTCTTTTTCTGCAGCGTGTAGGTGTTTCCGCTCTGTGTGATCTGCAGGTTCGTGATCGCGTCCCGAATCCCGGCGCCGATCAGCTCCACACTGTCCTGCCCGGTTCCAACGTACAGGTTGGTCTGTGCTGTCACGGTAGTCAGGGAAAGGTTCGCGCCCGGCGATTTTTCCTGGATGGATTTCACGTGAACCACATCCAGATTGCCGATCTCCGTATCGAGGTTTTTTACATCCAGCTTTCCGTTGATCACGGTCTCGCTGTTCTCATTCCCGATGTAAACGTGTTTTGCGTCAATGTGCGCTTCTGATTCCCCGGCATCATTGATCGCCGCGCAGATCTCCGCGGCCTTGATCAGCTCTTTCCCGTTCCGGACCTCGACCACCATCCCGACGCTTTTCTCCGTCTGCTCGATCCGCGTCTGGTGCCTCGCGATTGTGCCCTCCGCGCTCGTCACCCGCTGGTGGATCCCTTTCCCGTCCACCATGATCGATGATACCAGCGACCAGTCCTTGTCTGCGCCCTCGCCGGCCACGGCCTCCGCGACCATGCCCACATGCTCCGTGGTATCCACAAACCAGGCGTGGTCCTCTTCGCCCTGCTTCGCGCCGGTTTTGCTCCGCCGGGCGCTGCTGGCGGCCATCTGCCGCACGATGCTGGCCACGTTTTCCACCAGGTTGGCCAGCGTCACCGTCACCTTCGCCGGTTCCTTCAGCTTGTCCGTCCAGGCCATCCGCGTGACTTTTTCCGTGATCGTCGTCCCGTATTCCGGCAGCGGCACCCGGCACCGCCGGCCCACCACAATATGGTCCAGCGCCTCCCCGGTATCCGCGCTCAGATCCAGCCCCGTCACCGTCACGGTGACGGTCGGCTCGCAATGCCTGTTCAGCCTCTCCTGCGCCCATTTTGTCAGCTTTTCCGCCGTATCCTGGGCTTCGTCCGTCTCGATTTTGCTGATCGTCCCGTACAGATTCTCGTTCCGGCTCAGGTACTGACTGGGCAGCTTCAGATTGTTCTTTCCAATGGGATAGATCCTCGTGTACATCCGCGTCCGGTCTATCTGCCTCCGGATCGTCGTGATATTCCGGCTCATCCGCATCTCGCTGGCGAACCCCGCCGGCAGCTTCCGGACGTGCAGCGTAAAGGGCAGCGACCCGAAGTCATATTCCCATTGCGCCCCGTCCAGGCTGCTGGTTACGGTCTCCGCCGCAGTGAAAAGATTCTCCCCGCTGAAGCTGTACGGATTGACCGGATTTTCTTCCACGTCCCCCAGCTTCCAGATGCTCTGCTTCCCCAGGATATAGCTCAGAGCCTGCCGCGCCGTGCAGGTGCTGGCGTTGCTGCCGACGATGGTCGCCGGCGTCACATCGCCGAACATCACGTCGTCCCGCAGGCTCTGGATCAGATGCTCCAGTGTGATCGTCCGGTTTTTTGTCTCCATCTGATCCACCACGGTCTTGACCCGCCAGACAATCCCCTTCCCGGGTTCCGTGTCATCCTTCAGCCAGTCGCCGATTACCAGCGCCGGCGCGTCCGGCCCAACCGTGATGGTGGCCGTGCTGTTCCGCTCCTCCAGCGTCATCGGCATGGTCTCAGCCCGGAATACCTCCCGCGGCTGCAGGCTGTGCCCGTTCAGTAAAATCATACAAACCGCCCCCTGCAGCTGACCGTCATCCGGCAGGCGCGCTGGGCTGTAAACCCGAACGCCACCGCCCCGGGATCCATCACCAGGTCATCCGCGCTCGCCTCCGTCCGCAGCGCCATCACAGACCGGTTCCCGACCGTAATGGCCAGGATTCCCTTCTCGTTGTGCGTAATCCGCAGCGCCTCGCTGCCGCCCATGCCCAGGCTGTTGAACCACATGCCGCGCCCGGCCACCACGATCTGCGCGGTATTGATCTCCGCGCCGCTCATGTTTTGCAGTTCAACGTCCGCCACCGTCTGCGCGCTGCCGGGCACCTGGAAGGATCCCAGGCCGTCCGTCCCGATGCCGGTCCGGCCGATCACCTGCGTCGCCTGCTCCCAGTACGGCAGCGACCGCGCCCGCAGGGTGATCGTGTATTCCGTCGTCCGCTCCCATGGATCGCCCTCTCCCGGGCAGGCTACATCGTCAATATACAGCCGCCGGTCTGGTTTATAGTTCACCGTCAGATATCCGCATTTCACCGCCCAGGCGTTCACCGCCTCCAGCACCGCGGCCCGCTCTTCCAGCGCGTCCCGCCGGATATTGATCCCGAACCGCACCTGCACTTCCACCATGTCCCGGCGCTTCACGGTGATCCGGGTGCCGTCTCCGCTGCCGGCGGCCACCGCCGTCACGGTCTCTTTCCCCGCGCCGCTTTCAATCCGTTTGATAATGATCCGCGGATCGATCTCGTCCAGCTGCACCCCGTTCAGGGCCGCCCTGTGCGCCAGCTGCATCCTCTCACCTCATCCTCTTTATGGAATATCCTTTGCAATCTCCATGCTCACATAGGGCGCCAGGATCCGCCCGGCCGCCTGCCCGTCGATCTCCAGCCGCAGCCCGCTGATGCCCTTCTTGACGCCCCGCTCTGTGGCACTCTCCATGCCGTCCGGCAGTGCCATAAACCCGCTCAGATCTTCCACGCTCAGCCCGTTTTCGTCCGGGTTTTTCCGTCCCTGGCCGCTCCAGTTGCTGGTTGTGATCCACCATTCCGCCGGAAGATCTTCCAGATGGTTCTGGTCTTCCACTTCCTTCAAGTGTTCATGAATGGCGGCCATCACTTCGCCCATGCCGTCCCCCAGAACCTTCTCCATATAGTCATAGGCGGCTTCCGCTTCTTCCCAGCTGTCTTCCTCGTTCATGGCGTTCCGCCACGCGTCCCACCAGTCCTGGATCGCGTTGAGCTTCTCATGCTCGCTGAACTCCGGTTCCGGGTTCATGATCTCTTCGTCATAGTCCGCTGTAAACGGCCCGCCCTTGGTGAAGAATCCCGGGTACTTCTGCTCGATCCGATCCACCAGTCCGTCCGGATCCGTCTCCTGCAGATAGTTTTCGAACACCTTTTCCAGCAGGCTCGCCGCCTGCTCGCTCAGTTCGAACCCGTTTTCCTCCAGCGCCTGCACCAGTTCTTCCCGGGCTTCCATGGCTTCCTCGCTGCCGGTCTTGTCCGCGTCGCTGTACAGCGTCCAGTAGGCCCAGGCCTTCCGCCAGCTTTCCTCGCTCATGGTCTCCAGCATGTTGTTCTCGCCGTTCTGGCCGCCGTAGATCTGGTTCAGCTGGCTGTCGTTCAGGTTGGCGTTCACCATGGCCGCGCCTGCCGCGCCGGCAGCCGCCAGGGCCGCGATCGGCACGAAGGTAGCCGCTCCGCCCATCATGGAGAAGGTTGTGCCGCTGCCGGCCAGCCCGCCCAGCTTCACGCCGGTGCTGGTGGCGCTGCCGCCGCCCGTGCCGGTTCCGGTTCCGCTGGTGCTGGGGCTTCCGCCGCTGGCTGTTGCGCTCAGTCCCTTGAAGGCCTTGATCGCTTCGATCTGCTTCAGGATGCTTGCCAGGCTCCCGGCTACCGCCACCAGCTTGGCAAGCAGCCACAGCCCGAAGATGGCCTCGAAGGCCTTCTTTACCGCGTCCTGGTTGTCCACCATCCACTGCAGCGCCTCGCTCAGCTTCACCAGGATGTCGCCGATCGCTGCCGTCAGCGGATCGTCGCTCTCGCTCAGCTCCATCCCCACGTCGTGCAGGATGTGGATGCTTTCCCGGATGATCTCGCCCAGCTTCGCGAAGAACTGCTCCACGTTTTCCCGGATCTTCTTCAGGGCGGCTTCCCGTCCCGCGTCGTCCGTCGCGTTCATGTAGTCCGCGATCCCGTCCAGCGTGCCGCTTACGTTCACCATCAGGTCCAGCGCGGCCACGCCGAAGCCGGCGGCAAAACTTTCCTTCAGCGCTTCCCATTTGGTCGCGATCTCATTGATCTTAACCCACACATCGTTCATGGTCGCCAGCTCTTTGGTGCTCATGCCGTAGCCGGTCTGGTCCCCGTTGAACCGGGCCGCACCGTCCCGCCAGCCGTAGATCCAGTCGCCCGTTGCGCCTTCGTGGCCGTACATGTTGCTCAGGAACCAGCTCACGTCCGCGCTTTTCCTGGCGCCAAACAGCTCGCTCATCGTGCTGTCGTACCATCCCTGGCCCAGCTTTTCCTTTTTTTGCTGCAGCTCGTCCAGCACAGCCATCGTGTACTTGATGTCGTCTTCGTAGTTTTCCTTGTTGACGCCGATCAGCTCCGTGATCTTCTTCTCTTTCCCGCCGAAGGCCAGCTTGTTCACGATGCCCAGGAACTTGTCGAAGTCCCCGCCGGCTGCCTTGATGCTGTTGCCCCATTTCTGCATCTCTACGGCCGTGCTGCCGTAATAGCTGGCCAGGTCGGTCCAGTTGTTGGCCCTCGCCGCGGTCTGGCTGATCAGCTCCCACAGTTCGCCCACAGCGTCCGCCGCTGTGTCGATCAACCCGGTGAAGATCCCCTCGATCGCGTCGCTCACGCTCTGCCCCGCGCTGCTGATGCTGCCCAGGGCGTCCGCCACGGATTTGGTGGCCACGGTGGCCGCTGCCGCGTCCGTGCTCATGGTCTTGAGCCCGCTGTCCACGCCCTCCAGGTTGCTCTTCATGTTCCCCAGGGTAGCCCGGGCATTGTTCAGCTTGATCTCCCACTTGGCGACCACATCGCTGTTGTCGCTGTACTTCTCTTTCGCTTCCTTCAGCGCGTCCCGCAGGGTCTTGACGATCTTTTCCTGTTCCTTGATCTGGGCCTTCAGGGATTTGGTCTTCGCTTCGGCCTTCTGCTGTTCTGTGGCGTTCTTGCCCAGCTCGGCCGTCTCGGCCTCAAGCTCGCTCTTCAGCGTCTGAAGGTTCCGCTTCGCTTCCTTGATCGCCGCGTTGTACTGTTTCTCGCCTTCCAGGACGATCGTATGTTTGATTTCTTTGGTGGCCACGCTTATCCCCCCAGCGCCCTGCCGGCCAGCTTCGCGCCCGCCAGCTTTGCGTCATATCTCAGCCGCATGATGTACATGTCCAGGATGTACCCCAGCAGCATGTCTTCCGCTTCCTTGTGACTGATCCCGGCGATTTGTGCGTATCCGTAATACTCACGGACCCTCATCCCTCGCCGGTTGATCCGTTTTTTTCCTGCTGCTCCAGTTCAGCGGCGTAGGCGTCCGCCACTTCGTCGTCAGCCTCGTTCCCGTTCACGGTCTCCGCGTGCATGGTCTCGTCCATCGCTTCCCGCAGCGCCTTCGCGATCCGGTCCAGGTCGCCCAGCGTGCAGTCGTCCAGCACGTCCTCCGGCACGTCCATTGGCTGCTTGGCGTATTTCTGCCCCGCGTTGGCCAGGATCTGGAACATCTCCTTGACCATGGTGATCTTCCGCTCTTTTTTGAACTTCCGCAGCGCTCCCTGCAGATCGCCGTATTTCTTCTCGATCTGCTCGCTGGCCCACAGGCCCATCCGAAGGTCGTATTCGACCCCCTTGATCGTGATCTTTGCCATTTTTCCTGTCCTCCTCTTATTGTCTGAAAGAAAAAAGGGCCGGAAGGCCGAAGCCCTCCGGCCCTGTCGTCATCACTGCGGCTGCTGGCTCGAGCTGACGCCTGCCTTGGTGTTCAGCCAGGTCCGGGCGTCCGCCTCGGTGCTGCATCCGTCCTTATAGGCGTAGAACACCGTAGCCCCGCCGGAAGTCAGCACCACACCGCTGCCGCTGCCGTTGATGGTCTCGTGGTCAAACTGCGTCTGCTCCCGCCGGGTATTCGCGGTCACGCCGCCGCTGGTGAACTGCATCTTGTAGAACCAGTACGCCTCGTAGGTTGTGGTTCCCTTGAACCGGTTCGCCAGGATAAACCCGATCCCGACGAAGGGCGCGTCCGCGCCGGTGACCTGGCTCTCCGCGCTGGCCCCGGTGCCGCTGGTTACATGCCCCAGGATATCGTTCTTGATATCGCTGTTGCTGTTGGCCAGTTCCAGCGCCAGCGTCACCTCGTTCAGCATGTTCTCGCTGTCGATCTGGTGGCCGTCCGCGTGTTCCTTCACGCTGTCCCGGTTCTCGCCGATGTCCACCTTGCACAGGTAATCCACCAGCGCCTTGCCACCCGTGTAGGTCACGGCGCTTCCGTCGCCACCGCCGCTGACCTTCGCATAGGTCAGGCCCTTACAGGTTACTTTTGCCATAGTTTCCCCTCCTCTTATCTGTTCAGCTCCTCGATCAGCCGGTCGCTTTCCGCCTGCATGGCGTCCACAATGGCTGTCTCGGTTTTGTCCTCGTT